ATCACTTTCAAAAAATCCTTGTTTTGCTGCTTCTGGTGTTTTTGGTTTAACTGGTTCATCTTCTGCTGCTTCAGTTTTTGACGGTCCTATCATGTCAAGTATCCAGTTTGGCACAATTGCTCTAAGTCCCGCCATTATGTCAAGACCTGAAAATATACTTTTTACTTTATCAACAGCTTTTTTTAGAAACCCGAATGCGTCGGAAAGTGCCCCTTTGATTTCATCCCAGTATGCATAAAATAATCCGCCAAGTGCTAGTCCTCCTAAGATTGCCCAACCAACAGGAGTAGTGAACAATCCCATGATTAGTTTGGGACCTATTTTTGCAATCCACTTACCAGCTTTGCCAAACTTTTCTACAAGACTAGCAAAGATACCTTTGGTAGCACCACCTACAGCTTTTGCACCACTAACCACTTTACTACCAACTGCTTTTGCTGCCATTTTAGTTTTACCTACCATATGACCAGCTGTTCCTGCAACACCTCTTGTGGCAATACTTTTTTTGAGAAACTGTCCAGCTTTACTAAGACCTGATTTGAGTTTAGTCCATGCAAACCATGCTGTCGCAAGTGCAAGAAGTTTACCCCAGAAAGGCATTTTCCAAAATGCTTTCAAGACTACCCAAAGTGGTTTTAAATATTTGAAGGGAGTAAAGAGAAGAGCTAATCCAACTGCAACTAATTTCCAATTTTTTACAAACCAACTTTCTTTGCCCCATTTCAGAAAAGAATCCCATCTGCCTTTCATAGTTTTTCTATATGCTTTTAAATCTCTATCTCTATTTGCTTGTAGTGCTTCTGATTCCATCTTTTCTTCAGCACTTTCTTCTTTGAAGGGTATTCGTTCAAGAGCTTCTTTTGTATTTTCAGCTATTTCTTTTAGATAATTAGATTTTTCTGTTGGTTGAGCAAGATTAGCTTCAGCAGCTTCGTTGAGTGAACTTTGATTTGGTGAGAATCGGTTAGTTTCTGAATTATGCCAACGGAGAGTTTTTTCATTATAATAAACAGCTTGGTCTTTTATTGCTTTGAGAGATTCTTCAAGGGGACTGGCACTATGACGAGCAATTGCAGAATTTTCAAGGGTATCTTGTATCTCAACAAGAGTTTCACTAATCATGTCAAGTACTGCATTATTATATGACCATTTAGCTATACCATGTAGAGGAGAACTTGGCCCAGAATGGTTATTTTTATCAAGACGAGATTGAGTTTGTTCTGTAAATCGTTCAACATTCCATAGAGATTTTTTAACATTTGCTAAGTCGGCTTCTATATTCGACTTCATAGCTCCCCCCGCTGGCTGTTGTATAACGTCATCAAATGCTGATGGTGATCCGAATGCGATTCCTGCTGCCATTAGTCTTTATCCTCTGTTTGCATTTTCTTGTTTAATTCTTTCGTTTTCTTCTTGTACATGCTTAATTAGTAAACTCACATAAATCTCCCTTTCCCATGGAATCATATTTTCTAATTCAGTTAACGAATATTTGTGATGTTGCATCATGTTGAAGTTTCCTGTCATCAAGTTCGCTAACGATTCATGACAAAGGGCTATGTGAAAAAAGAGTTGAGTCCCTCCAGTACTTTACTTTCTTTGTAATTACAAGTTTTTTTATCTTTCTTATTCTTACATTTTAATTCTATTTCATGTTTTAAAACTGGTGCAGATGAGAAGAACTCTGCTAGTTTTTGAAACTGAGCATCTGTTAAAGATTCCAGAAAATCTGTCATTTCTTTATCTGTATGATCTTTAGATGGATATGTATTTTCTTTATCGTATATGTAATCAACACATTTTACTATTGTGTTAAATAATTGCTCTACATCACTATTTTCTTTTGAAGTATGAGCTATATCCATTTGTAATTTCATGTTTGGATATTTCATTATTACACCCAAATCTTCAGTTAATTTAATATCAGATGTATGATTGTCTTGTTTATGAATCTTAATATCATCAATATTAATATTCAATGGAATTTGTCCCTCACAATTTGGACATTTATATTGCAATTCTATAATTTCTCCTTTTGCTTTACCACGCAGTTGGAGAAATATGTACTCCATATCAAATGTTGGCATATTATCTACATCAAGATCATCAAAAACACAATTATTAATTATCGTTTTAGTTGCAAGTAAAATTTCTTCAGTTTTTTCAGATTCCATAGCTAGTAAAAGTATTTTTTCTTCTTTTACTAGAAAGGGTCTGAACTTAACTTCTTTTCCTGATGATGGTATTTCTAATGTATATTGTGGTACTGCAATTGTTGGTAATCCCATTTCATTTCACTCCTATATAAAATGATGTTGATATTATTATTGTATCTTCTCAACCATATGAAAAGCTCCTCCGCTCATTGATTCTTTTCCTATTCCATAGAGTTTTAGTGCTGCTGATCTTGATTTAGCATCCATTTTCTCCCAGTTTGGATACATTTCCATAAATTCTTCTGTTGAAATTTGTTCGTGACCAAATTTCCATCCTTCTTTTCTAAGTTCAAGCATCGGATCTATTTTGTTTAAGTCTGTATTTGAACTTACTGCATATAATGGTTCTGCATTATTCACTTTTACTTGTTTTTCATTAACTAAATCAAGCCACTCAACAGTAAAGTGTCGATATGTTATAGTTGCATTGATGGTCATTACAGCATCATTAGTTCCATAGTCTAGTTGAATAGGATCTATTTGTTTTGGATATGCATCATGTAATGTCCATGTTGCGACACTACGATCTTTACGATCTATCGGAGTAATTGTAATTTCACTTTTATAATCATCATAGTATGCCCATTGATTTGTTTCTTTTTTATGAATTGAATTTATCCAATCTTGCCAGAATTTTAGTTCTCTCATTTTACTATCACAATAAAATCCAAGAATCATATCACTATATATTGTTTGATATGCAACACTACGAAATCCTATATCTTTATCAGTTGTAGCTATAGTATTACCGGGTATTTGGGCCTGAAAACAACCTGTGACAAATCGTTCTCTACTTCCGGTTTTTGTTTTACCTATTTCGACATTAAATTTATTAGGCCGCATGAAACCTTTCATCTGCGACTGAAAATCCATAATAGTTGGCATCTTATTCTCCGTTATAAATACTAGTGACACACTATATTTATACAACTACTATGAATTATAAGAAATCAATTGGCCGATATAAGGTACATAATAAGGCAAAATATGTAGCAAATTTGCAAGAAGTAATATATAGATCATCATGGGAGCTTAAGTATATGAAGTATCTTGATAGACATCCATCTGTTCTTGAGTGGGCTTCAGAGAATGTCATCATACCATATTACAATCAGATTGAGAAGAAAACTAGACGATATTTTGTTGATTTTTATGCTAAAGTACAGAACGCAGAGGGAGAGGTTAAGAAGTATATCATTGAAGTGAAGCCGTTGAGTCAATGTAAGCCACCAAAGAAACGAAAGAGAATCTCTATCAAGTATAAGAATGACTTGAAACGATTCATAATGAATCAGGCTAAATGGAAGGCTGCTCGTAAATGGGCAGAGAAACGAGGCATGGAGTTTGTTATTTTAACTGAAAAAGAGTTAGATATTCCATCAAAATCTTATAAATATAAACGAAATGGCAGAGATAACAACAAAGACAGTAAAGACAGATAGTTATCAAACGGCAGTAATGGCTAGTCGTGAGGCTTATCGTAAAAGTATTGTACAAAAGAGATATGATAAGTTTTTTAAAAAAGAAGAATCAAAAGCTGCTGATGTTATAACAAGTAAAATGTCTGGTGGCAAGACATTAGCTATTTTAGCAATTGCACAAAAATACCCAGGTATTAGAATGTTTTTTCTCAGAGTTTCAAGATTTATTTTGAAGAAGGGATTGAGAAATTTAGATCAGATGGTTCTGGACAAAGATTTAGAAAAAACAGTTATGAAGTTTAATAGAAGTGAAGCAACAGTATATACGAATACTTTGGGAAAACTTGGTTTTCCAAGATTAGCAATGTCGCGTGGGAGAGTAGTTGGTTTTTTTCAAGAAACTGTTGATGCTGCAACAAAGCTTGTTAAGAAACCACGCATAGACCTCGTGATTAGTAAAGGAGTAAAAGAAGCATTAGATAAACATATGGATTTTCTTACTGAAGAATCATTTTTTCAGAAGGCTCATGCAATAGCTAAACAAAATAATATTATTAGTAGAAGTCCAAAAGCAAGAGAGTGGTATCACGATTATGCGGCAGAGTATGGTGCAAATTTTCGTTCTGGACAAATGATGAGGGGTGGTGGGAAACGAATAAGTGATGTGAAGTTGGGTCGAATGTATTTTTTTCGTTATACATCACAAAGCTCTGCAAGTGGTCGTGATATTTTACAGACTAAAGATGAAATTTATGATGCGTTTCCATTGGTATTTTGTTTGGCTGAGTATCCAAATCATATAGAAGCATTCAACTTTCATTATATAGAACCGGCATTGAGAGCACAACTTCTTGGTAAAATGTTTATGTATTTGAATAATGAAGATTTTAATAATAAGACGAAATTATTTGCAAGTAAATTTAGAAAAGTGATACAAGACAACAGATTATTTCGACATGCTAAAGCTGCATATAAAACATACAAGCCAGGAAGGATTCGTTCTAAAATATTAGAAGTGCATCCATTGGATTGGGAGTTAGCTATCATGCTTCCAACTGAAAGATTTATTACACCAGATGGTGCGAGAGTATCCAGTAAAAAAATATGGTTTAAAACTAAAAAACTAGCAAAGGTAATTTAAAATGGCAACCAGTACACCTCATCAAGAGGCAAGTAAAAGTGGTAGTGTTACAAATTATGAACCAAAAAAATTTGGCTCATTAAAGTATCCAATGGATTTAAAGACAGGTAGAGATGGAAGTAATACTCCAGATGCTGTATGTTTTACTATTATGAAAAGAATTGGTATGTCGTTAGATGCTGTAACAGCTGCAGCTGCAGAAACATGGAAAGGAGTGAATGACTCT